GTCAATCCCGCTGGCCCCCCCTGACAGGGTAGCTCGTGCCGTCGCAGACCCTGATTCCCTTGCTGCCCCCCCCCTCGCGGTTCGGTTGGCTGTAGCCGAACTGCGGGTCGGCGGCCACCTGCTCGGCGCACTGCGCGATGCGCTCGGGGACGCTAAGCACGTCACTCGCCCCCCTCGTGCAGGTTCTCCTTGCTGTGGGCGAGCATCTGGTACCACGGCGAGTCGGTCAGCTCTGGGTGCATCTCCGCGAAGATCTCGAGCAGGCTCACCAGCTCCATGAGCGCGAGCGACACGGTGACCGTGAGCAGCACCGGCTGGAACCCAAGCTCCAGCCCGCCCAGCAGCATCGCGTCGACCACGTCGGCGGCGACCACGACGCCGAGGTTCGTGAGCTTGCGGATGAGTCCCTGCCGGAACTCGTGGCTCGAGAAGTCATGCTGGAAGAACCACGCGTTGAGGACGCCGAAGAGGACGTCCATGAGTGCGAGCACCAGCATGGCGATGATGGCGACCTGCGCCTGCTGACCGGACACCGGCTGCCAGAAGTACTTGATTGGGGGCATCGGCGCCCCTCCTTTCGACATTGCTCACAGCGCGAGCAGGATTGCAATCTCTATCAGCGCGACAACTGCGGCCAGCGCGACGGCCACGCGCACCTGCGCGTTGAGCCCGCGCTCGTGGGGGCTTGGGTACGGCATCGTGGCACCTCCCCTACGCTGGCATCATGACGCGGACGGCCTTGATGCTGCCTTGGCAGTTGAGAGCACCACCGCTGTTTTGATACACCGTCAAGTAGCGTGTCAGGCCACCGGTCCAGCCGACGCTGACCACATCGATGACGGTCATTGCGGTCGCACCTCCCGACACTGGTGCCTGAGTGATGATTGGCGATGACGCGCCTGTGCCGAGAGAAGCGTTCGCCGCCGTGGTGATGCCCATGACGCGGCGTCCCGTGGCGTTCGAGTTGAATACCACATGGGCGATGAGCAGCCAGCATCCCGGTTCGTTGATCTGTAGCGTGACGATGGAGCGGTCTGTTGCGTTCGGAACACTGATGCTCGATGATGTCTCTTGGCTGAGGATTCGCGGCTCCCAGTCGCGGACGTGCGTTCCGTTGGAGTCATCCCAGACGAGCCAGTCACCGTTCGCGGTTACGCCGCGCCTGCTGCCGGTGGCAAGCAGCCCCGCCGTGTTGCGCGTCTCCGACACGTCGGTGATGGTCACCTTGTCCGTGGCGATGACCTCGCCGAACATCACGGAGCCGTCCCAGTTGGCTACGCCAGCATTCGAGCGGTTTGCATCGTCCGTGCCGTTGCCGAAAATGACGGCATGGTCCCAGATTTCGACGTCCTCGTCCATGTTCTTGCAGTTGTAGCGACCGAGCGCCATGACGTCCGGAAGAGCTTCCTCATCGATGCTCGCGCCGTGGCCTATGGCGATGGCGTCCTCTCCCCTCGTGTACGCATCGCGGCCAAAGGCGTAGGAGTGACGCCCCTCGGACGCCGCGCCGTGCCCCATTGCGAACGTCTTGTAGGTGCCGTCCGTGCTGATGACGTGGAAGAACTCGACCAGCGCACCGCTTTCTGGCGCCGTTGCGAACGTGTAGGCGTACTCGCCCTCGTCCGGTTCGGAGTAGGTGTAGTCGGTGGTCTCGATGCCGTCAATCTCGACTCGGACCAGACTCGCGATTGGAATGGACGTCGTGAACGTCACCCGCTCGCCATCACCGCGAAAGTCGACGGAGTCAAGCACGCGCCCGTCCTCGTCGCGCAGGTCGCGCACGTCAAAGTAGGTGCTGCCGTCCTTGTCCACCATGCTCATGCTGTGATAGTCCATGACCATGTGCGACTTGTCGGCGTAGCCGATCTGCGCTCCGCTCCTGCCAAAGCTTGCGAAGATGTTTGACGCCGCGTTGCCAAATCCGTCGTAGAATGCAACAACACCGCTCGTGAACTGAGCAAACCAAGTCTCGGCGTCGCGCAGCAGCATTCCAAGCGAGTTGATGAGGATGTTCTTGCCCTGCGGCTGCCGCGCGAAGTCCTCCTGCGTTACCTCCGTGACGTGGATGCCATTCGAATCGGGCCAGAAGTGCTGGTTGACGGCATCCGCGACGGCCTGTGCGGCCTCCGCAATGGCGTTCGCCGCACGCGCGACGTTCATGGTGCGGTCCCCCGCACCGGCGACGGCGGTAACGATTGGCTCCTTGAGGTCGCCGCCGCCCACCAGCGTGACGACAACCTCGTCGCCCTGCTGCACGTTCGGCCCCGTGGGGACCTCGATGCCGGTGCCGCCGTATTCCTCGATGACGTTGCCGTCGTCGTCCACGATGTCGTCGGGAAGCGTCACGTCGCCGCCAAGGTCGACCTCGACGGTGCCATCCGTGGAGTCGGTGACCGCCGTGCCGATGTAGGTGCGCGTCGTGGCATCAGTCGCGACGTCGTCAAGCTCCGCCCTACGGCTGCCAAAGAGCGCGTTCGCTATCCGCTCGAAGCTAGGCACTACGTATCTCCCTTCGTTCCTGCGCTCGTCTCCTTGAGCGTGAGGCGCATGGTCATGTGCTCAAGCTCGAGATCCAGCGACTTGACTAGGCACTTGCGGTTGCCGCGATACTCGCCGTCGTGCACCGCAAGGGTCACGACGTCACCCGCCCAGATTGGCAGGTAGGTCGTCTCTAGCTCCCACTCCACGAGCTCGCGGCTGTCGGCCTTGAGGTCGCTCGCCGCGACCTCGTTCGCGCGTGCCGCCGTCGCGGGGCTTAGGTTGCTGATTGACCGGAAGTTCACGACGGTGTATCCGCGCTGCGTGTATGCCTGGTGCGAGTTTGACGACACCCGCGCCGTGCCGGTGATCTCCGTCTGCGTGCTCTTGCCGTTCTTCGTCGTGGTGTGCTTGAAGCTCCCCGCCGATACCGCCGGTAGCTGCAACCAGTCGGTCGAGCGCCGCACGCCGTCGAGCGTCACGCCGCGCGGGCTCGCGAGGTCGATGCGATAGCTCGCCGTCTTGCTTGCGGGCGTGACGTACGGCTCGATGGTCACGTATCCGTGTCCGTCGACGTTCAGGCGGTTCTTGGCTGCGTTCGCCAAGGTGAAGAGCACAGAGAGTCGCGTCGTGCCGCTCTCAATGACCTTGGCGCTCTTGTAGGTGCTGTCCTTGACCGAGCCGATTTTGCGGTATGGGCACTTCGCAGACTTGAGGGAATCCTCCATCGCCTTGAGCGCACGGGCGTTCTTGGCGATGGTCCACGGTCGCACGTGCTTGTCGAGGCTCAAACCGTAGAGCTTGCTGTGAAGCTCCAGCTCGGTCACCCATACGCCGTTCTCGTACGTCGCGGGGTCGTCGGTCACGATGTAGGTGCCCAGCTCGCGCTTGTAGCCCCATTCGGGAACCTCGTGTATCACGCGAACCATCGACCCGCGCCGCCAGTTGCCCCCCACGATGCGCAGGGTGCCGCTGGTGCGCGTGTCGCTGTAGTACGCTGCTGATAGCGTCGACCCCGAGAGGTCGACGCATTCGAGGTTGCCGTAGCTCTGGTTGAGGTTGGTCGGGCTTACCATCTGGAACGTGAGCTTGTCGCGCCGTGTTAGGTCGCTCCAGTCGATTGCCATCAGGTCGCCTCCCTCAGCATGTCGACGCTCACCTCCCAGATGCCGCGCACGCAGTCGAGCGACGCCTCGGTGACGGCGACGTCGAACATCAGGCCGTGCGGGCTGCGGTAGGTCACGTGACCGGCGTCGAGCATCGCTTCGAGCTTCTCGCGCGTGCCCTCGACGTCGAGCGCGTCGCCGATGGAGCCGATGGCGCGGACGCGCCCCTCCTTGCCGGTGCCGTAGTGCACGGTCTTCCACGCGCGCTGGTTGAGCGAGTAGTCCTGGTATGCGTTCTGCACCGTGTAGTTGGTCTCCAGCGGGTCGCCCTCGCGCAGCTCAAGAAGGAAGCTGCCGCCCTTCCAGTTCCACGCGTGGCACGGGGCGGAGTTGGGAAGCTCGCCCGCCGCATAGGTGCGGTGCCAGATTCCCCATGAGGTGCCGTCGGTGCTCTCGACGTAGGACCACACGCCGAACGACGCGCCGAACGGGTAGAGCATCGTGGCCTGCCCGCCGACGACTTCCATCTCGTGCATCTGGCCGTCGATTTCGGCCCATGCGCGTATGACGTTTCCGTTCTCTGCGCCGACGGTGAGGGTCCTGCCCTCGCTCACGGTGACGGTTGGCGTGACCGTGAGCCCGCTCGCGGAGTCGTAGGTCACGGGGTCGAGGTCGTGCGACGACTCGGTCACGTACGCCGAGAGGTCGTTGCCCACGTCCATGACGACGGTGAGTTCCTCGCCCTCCGCTATCCATCGCGTGAGCTTGCCTGTCGGCACGTGGAGCGTGCCGTCTTGGTCCACGTGCGCGAACGACATGGCGTCGGATAGCAGCTCCTCGCCGGTCGCCGTCACGTGCACGCTCTTGAGCGTGATGTCGGTCGTGCCCCACTCGTAGGTGCTCGTGTAGTCGACGTACAGGCCATCAGGCCCGAACGCCGGTGTTCCCATCGCGCTCACGGTGGTGTCGGACCACGCCGTCAGAAGCGCGTCCTGTTCGATGCCGACGCTCACGGTGCCGTCGGCGTTCGGTGCGCACGCGCGGACCTGCATCTCGTAGCGCGTGGCGCGGTCGGTGCTGGCAACGCTCGCCGGTAGGCCGTCTGCCATCCATGCGGTCTGGCCCTCGACCTCGGCGGCGACCGTCACCCACTCGCTCCAGTCGCCCCATGCGCCCCATGTGCCGCTTGCGCCGCCCATGACCTGCACGCGGTGCCGCTCCTCGTAGTGGCCCGCCGCGTCGGTGGCCCATGAGGTCGTGGTGTCCCACGACGGATAGAGGGTCTCCGCTTCGAGCTGGTCGCCGTGCCGGTCCTCGGCGCCCGATTCTGTGCACCATCCGATGTTGATCGGGACGGGTAGGTCCGCGTCGCGCTCGCTCGACTGGTACAGGATGAAGCGCTGTTTCGCCTCGTTGGTAGCGGTCACGATGTCGATGTTGGTCTTTTCGGTCGTGAGCGCGTTGTACACGTCCATGTTGAGCGTGAGCCCGCTGCCGGTGACCCAGCTGCCCAGCGTGATTACCGCGCAGGTCTGGCCGTTGAGCGTCGTCGTGCCATACTGCGTGATGCGCCACCGCTGCGCCCTGCCGTCGTTGTCGGTCCACTGCTGCACGTTGGTGCCGGACTTGGTGGAGCCGCCCGCGACGTCAAGGTACATGCCGCTCGAGATGTTGAGCAGGGACCAATGCAGGTCGTCCTCTTCTTCGACCACGTAGAACTTCTGCGAGTTGGAGTCGTCCGCGCTCATGAGCTGCACGTTCGCGCCGCGCGTGTCGCCCGCCGTATCCACGGCCATAGACGACTTGAGCAGGCTGCGCAGCTCGTAGATGCTGCCGGTGCTAAAGACGGGCATTGGCACGAACATCCACCGCTGCGCGTCGCTGCCGTTGGCCGAGTGGATGCGCACGTTGTTGCGCACGGCCATGGTGCCACCGGCGATGTCGAGCGCGAAGTTGGTGCCGTTGACGGTGACGACGTAGGTGTCGTAGGTCTCGCCCTGGTACGTCGCGGTGTTGCCGTCGGGAATCACGCTCCACGACTGCGCACGCGAGTTGTTGGAGTTCCACTGCTGCACGTTCTGGTCGTTCTTGAGCGTGCCGCCCTGCACGTCGAGCGACTTGCCCGAGTAGCGCGAGAGGATGCGGTAGGTGCCGTTGGGCCTGACGTCGACCTTGTAGTATTGCGCGTCAGTGTAGTTGGGCGTGTAGATCTGGACGTTCGCGCCGTTCTTGGCCGAGCCGCCAGCGACGTCGACGCAGAAGGGCGCCGTGGCGCTGCCCTTCGCGCTCACGATGCGGTAGGTGCCCGCCATGAGACTAGCCACGGTTCATCGCCCCCTTGCGCATGAGCGTCGAGAACAGCCCCATCATCGCGGCTTGAATCTCGGCGTCGCTGTTGACCAGCGCGTCGTTGATGTACATGGTGTAGGACGGCCCGCCCGCCATGAGGCCCTGCTTCGCCATCGACTCCGCGATGATGCTCGCGAAGTCGTCCGCAAACGGGCGCTGGAGCGGCACGATGGCTTCCGCGCCCTGCTCGCCGATGCGGTTGAACGCGTCGTACATGATGCCGTCGCCGCGATTGTTGGCCATGAGGATGTCGCCCGTCGCGTGGCTGATGATCGCGCCGTGCGCCTTTGGGCCGTTCTTAATCTCGGTCGACTTGATGGTCTTCTGGTAGGTGGTGAACGTCACGGAGTAGTTCTTGCCGTTGGCGTTTGCGAGGGTGCCGAGGAGGTTGTCGACGCTGTTCTTGCCATACACGATGGCGATGACGTTCGCAGTGGTGCTCTTGGGGACGTTGCGCACGCTCTTGTTGAGGTCGTCAACCTGCCCCTTGCCCCTCACGTCGGCCTTGACGTTCGCGTTCGCGCCCTTGACGTTCGATGTCTTCTTGTTGAGGTCGTCAATCTCTGCGGCGGCCTCGGGTGCGTTGGTGTCGACCTCCGCGAACTTGGGCACGAACTCGGTGCCGTTCCACTCCATGATGGTGCCCTCGGCGTCAACCACGTTGCCCACGCCGTCGACGTGCAGCTCGCCGTACTTGTCGGCGAACTCCTCCGCGTTGTAGTCGTGGATGAGACCGATGAGCGTCTCCATGTTGCCGCCCGCCATCTGCGCCATCATGGCGAACTCGTCGCCGCTCACGCGCGCGAAGTCATCCACCGATACGCCAGCGTCCTCTAGGCCCTGCGCGAGGTCCTTCGAGCTGATGCCCAGTTCCTCGCACGCCTGTTTCATCTTATCGGTCGTCTCGATGATGCCCTCGCGCTGGCCCCAGTGCTCGTTCTCCTGTTCGGTGAGGTCGCCCAGCATGTTCGCGTAGGTCTGCTCCTCGTCCTTGAGTCCGGCTACGGACTGCTGTGCGATGTCGAGTGCTTCCTTGTACTTGTGGCCGTTCTCGCTCTGGGTGTTGAAGAACTCCTCGGCCTTCTGGTGCGCCTCGTCGTAGGTGTATCCCTGCTTTTGCAGCTCCTTGGTGTAGTTGGGCACCCACGCGTCGTAGTGCTGCTGGTAGATCTCTTGCGCCTTGGAAAGCTCCTTCTCTGCTTTCATGCGCTCCTTGATGGTGTCGGTGAGCATGCTCTGCAGGGCGCTCGCCTCGGCTTCGCGCTTCTTCGCTTCAATGACGTCGTCGATGCTCTGCTTGAGGTCGATATAGTTGCCGCTCTCGTCCTGCACCTTGCCTGCCAGCACATCGGACGCATCGTAGGTCTTGCCGGTCTGCTCCTCGATGCCCTTGAGCGCCCATTCGAGCAGTGCCATGTCCTCCGCCGACGCCGAACCGGCGCCCGCAAGGCGGTCGACGACGTCCTTGTACTCGTTGAGCATGCCGATGGACTGCTCCGCCTCGCTGCGCGTCTGCGCGTTGCGCTCGTTGTGCTCCTGCATGGACTCAAGCAGGCCGTCCACGTCGGCTCGCGCGTCACGTGCCGAGTCGCCGAAGTCCTTTGCGCCGCTGGCTCCGATGGTGAGCGCACGCCCAAGGCCCTCGGTGTTGCTCTTCATTCCGGAGAGCGTGTCGGAGAGCTGCCGTGCGCGTCGGTTGCTCTCGCGCCAGCCCTCGGTGCACTTGACCACGAGGGCGACGAACGCTGCGAGCGCCAGCCCACCGAGCGCCACCTTGAGACCCGCGAGCGCCGTACCGGCACCCTCGAACGTGGTCGTGAGCGCCTGTGAGACACCGTTTCCGCGCTTGATCTGGCCGATAAACGCAGATAGGCCCTCGGCGCCCTTGCCGAGGTTCATCATCAGGCCGCCAGCGCCGCTGGTGAGCTTGCCGAACACGGTGAGCAGGGGACCGGCTGCGGCTGCCATCGCCGCCCACTTGATGATGTTTCGCTGCTCGTCCTTGTCGAGGTTGGCGAACGCCTTTGCCATGTCGCCGACCTTGCTGATTACCGGCTCGACTGCATCCACGACGTCGAGCATCGCGTCTGCGAGCGGACCGCCGATTTCGATTGCGATTGCCTGCAGCTTGTTCGCGAGGACTTGGAACTTGCTCGCGATGGACTCGTTGCGGTTTGCGACCTCGTTGTCGAGCGCGACGTTCTTGTCCCACGCGTCATTGGCCAACTTGACGGCCTCCGTTAGCTTGCTGGTGTTGCCAGCGAGGCGCTTCATGACGTCGGTCTGCCGGATGGAGCCGATTCCCAGATTCTCGAGCATGATGGCCATGGAATCGCCATGCTCCGTCGCTTCGTCCAGTCCCGAGAGCACGCGCGCGAGGGCGTCCACAGGGTCGTTTCCCCACGCCTCCGTGAACTCCTTTGCGCTCATGCCAGCGGTCTCCGCCCACAGCTCGAGCGCGTCGCTGCCCGATGCGACGTCCTTGTCGATGTTGCTCATGATGGTGGAGATGGCGCTGCCGCCCGCCTCGGCGGTGACGCCCATCGACGTGAGCGCACCCGCGAGGCCGAGAACGTCCGCCTCGCTCATGCCGAGCTGCTTGCCCGCTGCCGCGATGCGCATGCCCATGTCGGACACGGCGCTCTCGGTGGTGGCGAAGTTGTTGCCCAGCTCGACGATGGTCGAACCGTAGCGGCCAACGTCCTCGTGACCCATCTGCATGATGTTGGCGAACTGCGCCATGTTGGTCGCGGCGTCCTCCCAACCCATGTCGGTCGCAACGTCCAACCCGCTCGCGACGCGGCTGAACTCCTCGAGCTCGTCTATTCCGAAGCCAAGCTGCGCTCCGAGCGCCTCGATGTTGAGGATGGTCGCCGCGTCCACCGGCTGCTGCTTGCTCGACTCTATGGCCGCGTCCTTGAGCGCCTGGTACTGCTCTTCGGTGGCGTCGAGGGTCTTGCGCACGCCGGTGAGCGCCGTGTCGACCTCTACGGCGCTCTTGACCGACACGGTGCCGAGCGCCACGAGCGGGCCGGTCACGGTGCGCGTGAGGGTGGCGCCTGCCGCCTGCATGCCCTGCCCCAGCGTCTGCCAGTGCCCGCCCACGGCCTCGAGCTTCTGCCCGAACTGCCCGAGCTTGGTGGCGTTGCGGTCGTAGGCCGCCTCCGCCGCGTGCAGCTCCTGCGTGTAGGCGTCGAGCCTTGCCTGCGCACGCTCGATTTCCTCGGTGAGGTGGTCGTACTGTGCCGCGTTCTCCACCGTGCGCTCGCCGAGGTTGTCCTGTGCCTCCTTGAGGACGTCCAACCTCGTCTGCCATTCCTTGCAGCGGTCCCCGGCGATCTTGACGTTCTGCGCCAGCAGGTTGACGTTGCCGGATGCCCCCTTCATGGCGAGGATCCGGTTTACCTCCATGCCGCTGCGAGTGGTGATGCGCATGTCCTTGTTAATGCGCGAGAGTGCCGCCGACAGGTCGTTGGCGTCACCCTTGAACTTGATGGTCAAGCCTTTGAACTCGCCTGCCATTGGCGGCACCTCCAGTCTTCAATGCTAGAAACGGTCCATGTCCGCCTGCGTCGCCTTGCGCACGCCGGGACGGACCATGCTCGCGCCCGTCTCGGGGTCGCGGTTGCGCCAGCCGCTCGCCACCGCGAGGTAGCGGCGCGTCTCGTCGGGGCTCATGTCGCGGGCGTCCCTGAGCGTCATGCCCTGCTGCACGAGCGACCAGATGGCGCTCTCCTCGGGGAAGTCGCTGGCCGCCTGTGGGACAGGATTCCCGCCCGCGTCGTCGTCCTTAAGCGACTTCGCTGCCCTGCTCCTGCGACTCCCGAAAGAACGCCTCGGTAACGAGGTCGACCACCTCCACGCACGCGACGGACTGCTCCTCGACGGTCCAGATCTCGTCGCGCACCGACTTGAGCCACGCGCGGTATCCGGTATTGACCGAACCCGCTGCCGCTGCGAGCGCCCACACGATGCCCCAGAGCGTCGGCGGTACCAGCTTCACGGATACGGTGCCGTCTTCGCTCACGTCGCCGAAGCAGTCTGAGACGAGCTGCATGGTGTCGTGGGACAGGTTGCCGTTGTACTCGCCGCGCTCCATGCCGAAGAACTCTTCGGAGTAGAGCTGGCTGGCATAGTTTGACGCGCGAAGCTCGAGGTCGTGGCCGCCGAGCTTGATGGTGGTGGTGTTCATGCTCCCCCTTCGTTACCTAAAAAAGAGACCGGCGGGCCACTGCCTGCCGGGCTCGGGGTCGGTGCCTGGTGGTGGCGTCCTCTGCGGGCGCGGTGCC